GTAAGTGAAAGTAGCCTAGCATATGATGTTGGAACTAGCATGGGCGGATGGTTAAGCAAGCCCGACAGACATGTGTGGTTAAATCGTATGACATACACAGAATGGTTTGCTGATGAAATTGGTATACAGTGGAATCGTATTAGAGCAAAACTATAAGTGTTGCAAATTTGCAACACCATTGTAAAAAAACAACTACCTAGATGAAAATTAGTTGCATTTAACGAGCTTTTGTAATATTATTACTATAAATATCCTTGTTATGTTTTCGCCAAGTAATTCGTGTTAACTCACCTTTTTGCAAGCATGATAAAAAACAAAACAGCAATAAATGCTGTAAACTAACCCTCGAAGGAAATCTAAGACAATGAAAAGACTACTCGCAACTACTGCACTACTAGCAGTATTGACAACACCTGTTATGGCTGATGTAACCATCGGCGGCGACATGGAATGGTCATACCAGGACAATGACGGAACAACATCAAGCGCAATGGACGGTGACATTAACTTTGTAGCAAAAACTACAACAGACACAGGCTTTACATTTGGTGCAGACTTTAACATCAATCACAACGGTGATGATGATGGCGGAAACAGCCTAACAGTCGGCAACGATCAGTTTAAACTTGATCTAGGCGATGTAAACAGTGCGCTTGACGCAATTGACGATACAACTGACTTTACATATGTATTGGGCAATGGTTCACCAAGCACAGACCATTCAGCAATCCTAAGCCTAGCACCAATTAGTGGACTTACTGTAAACATTAGTAATGCAACAGGTAGTGACTATGGCACAACAGCAGGCGAAGGCTATGCTTACAGTGGCACATATGCAATCGGAAGTATTGCAACTATCGGTGCAGGTCAGATGAAAAATGCTGATGATTCTGAAGAACTACTTATGAATGTAGAAGGTTCATTGGGCCCACTTGGTCTTGCTTGGGAAAAGCATACAGCAACAACTGCAGCAGACGTTGACACAGACACAACTACAATGGGTGCAACATACTCAATTGGTGCAATGATGGTAGGTGTTGAAACAATGAAAACTGAATCAGCTGGCACAGTTTCAAGTGATGAAATTACATTTGGCGCACAGTACACTGTAGCACCAGGTCTAGTTGCATTTGCTGAAATGACAGAAGACGACAAGACTTCTAGTGAAAAAACTACTGCACTAGGTATTTCAGTAAAATTCTAATTTAAATTTAGGATAATAAAAAAGCAGCGTTTCCGCTGCTTTTTTTGTGACTTATGTATGCCATCTATAATCTTGCACTGTGCCATCTAACCAAGTAGTAACCAGTCCTTGATCTTTAAGTATACCGTTCTGCATGATTACTTCTTCCATGTTTGCATTTACAAAGCCTTGTTCTACCATACTATACCAAGTCGTAGTATAAGGCAAGGGATCTCTTTCTTTGTATACGACTACTTGTATAACGTCCTCAAACTTGCGCTTTTGCAAATAGTAATCTTTTACATCAAATCCATTTAGTGCAAGTAGATAAAGTAGTTGTGTTACAGTAAATGTATTGTAATGTCCTGGTGGTGTATAGTGCTGAAATCTATGCTGTAATACATTTACAGTGCTTGGTACATTTAAGTAAAGCATGCCGCCCATGGTCATTGCACGATTGACACGCCCTAGAAACTCCACTGGACTGTAGATGTATTGCATAACATCGTGACACCATACAACATCTACTTTTACACTTAGCATAGGAGTGTCAGTGTTAAGGTCATGGTTCTTATAGTCAATGTTGTGACGCTGAGGTTTAATATGTTCGCAGTTAAGATCAACGCCGTGACATGCAATATCCAAGTATCTACCTGGCTCGCCATCTTCGTTAATATCACGCATGTTTGCCCAATACTCTAAATGTGATCCATTGCCGCATCCTAGGTCAGCCATGTGTTTGATACTGCGCTTAAAGTCATCAAACTGATTAAGATACTCCAGCGTTTGTTCACCCAATGTCATGTTAGTCAATTCTAATATCTTCCATGCCTGCTGTACGCAAACGAACAACGTGCCCCATCTGCCATTGTTTAGTGTCCAAGCCTTTCATAATGCCTAGCCACCTATTGCGTAGTAATGCTACTTCGTTAATAATAGTTTCAAAGTCAATAACTTCATCTTCACCATCTACATACTTTTCTGCATCTCGACTTGTTAACGCACGGGCGTATCCTTCCAAATACTTTTGAAAGTGCTTGCGTCTAATCTTGCGCAGTTGTATGTTGAGGTAGTTAAGCACCGCTTCAATCTCTTGTAGTTGATTGAAACGATGCTCAGTAATACCTGGTAGTGCAGTAATATTCTTTTCTACAATACCCTTAACATGACACTCGCGCTTTGCTTCTTCCAGTTCACTTTCATAGAAATTAATGAAAGCTGGAATAGCACCCAGGTCATTTACAATTCTGTTGTAGTATTGGCTCAATACTCATCTTCTTCGAATTCGAAGTCCTCTTCTCCAAGCAAGTCTTTAACGCTTGCTTTGAGGTATTTGTCTACACCACCAAGTTTAAACAAATCTTGTTCGTCAAGAATTTCTTGCATATCTTCTACAAAATGATCGCTTGCTAACTGTCTATCCTTTGCTGGGATATATTCTTTAAGAATTTTATAAGCATCAATTACAACTTCGACGTCACTCATTGTTTTCCTCTAATACTTCGCCTGTTTCTGGATCAACTACATCACCATTTGGTGCAGTAATTGTTTCTGCAATATCATCAATACTTAGTCCATCTGCGTTGCTAATGTCTTGCATGATCTTTTCAAGTTTGTCGCCTGTCCATCCTTTGCGGAACTCCAGCATTTCTTCGCCTGCAGTAGTTGTATATTTTAAGCGATTGCCTTGCTTTGTAAGCATGCCTTTTGCTTCAAACAAGTCAAGCAACCCACTGTATGGATCCATGCCTGTTTCATAAGGAATCTTAACCTGCACTGCTTCAAACGGCTTGCTATAGCGTGTTTTCATAACTTTACATGCTGCACGAATGCCTTGCACTGTAGTTACTTTATTGCCATCTGCATCTTCTTTAAGTTTTAGTTTACGCATTGCAATAACAATACTACTTGCATAGATAAAGCCTTGTCCGCCACTGATCTTATCATCTGGATCAAACATATCTTGACTAGCATATGTATGGTTAGTACACACCATACCAACGTTGTAACTACCAATCATGTTAACTGTGTTACGCACAAGTGCAGTTAGTGCTTTAGGCTTACGACCCATATCACCTTTCATGTCGCCTTTGTTAAACTGGTCAACATCAGTAGGTGTCATCATCATACCTAAACTATCAAGTACAAACAATACCTTTGGTCGTTCTTCTTCTGCCATTGCTTTATAATCTGCCATAAACAAACTAATAGTTTTAGCAACATCATCAATCATCGACATGCTTAGTTTCAGCAATTTACTTTCATCTGTATCAACACCTAGTGCATGCAACCAACTTTCATCTAGTGCATTCTCACTATCAATAAGCACAACAAAAATGCCTTGGTCTTGTGCATTTTTTACAATGTTTCCACTAGCAAAATAACTTTTACCTGCACCAGACTCTCCAGCAAACACTGTAACTTTGCCCATTGGTACTCCACGATGAAAGTCTCCACTGACTAGATAGTTAAGTGCATAACTGCCTGTGCTGATCCAGTCTGTAGGATCATGAAAGCCGATACTTAATCCATCAATGCTTTTTGTAATGTCTTTTCTAAATTTGCTTACGTCAAATGGTTTTGCCATGTTATTTCCTTTATAAAACTAGTTCTACAGTTTGTTCAATCTTGTTGTTCTTTACAAATATTTCATAAAGATTACCAACTGATTCTGTGTATCCTTTGAAATTTCCAATCGGCAAGTATGATCCAATTGGTTGTTTTCCTTGTTCGTGCATCCACTGTACATAATCTTTTGGATATGTACTAGTATACGGCTTTTTTAACTTTACGTCAAGTGTATATGGCAATCTATCAAAGTTTGTGATTTTTGCTACTTTATCGCCGTGAGTCCAAGCATTATAGTCATCTCTGCCTAAACTCCAATATTCTAAACTTAACTGGCTTACTCCATGATGTAGATAATCACATATATTATCCATACTATCAACTTGGTGTTTAAATAAGGTATTAGACTGTTGTTCTACATATTTAACTTTACTTTGTGATTCTAAACTATGAAATGCTAAGTTGATGTCGTAAAAAAGTTGTAAATATTCGTCACCAAGTTTTGCTAACAAGTTAGGCAATCCTGGATTATTATGATG